CTTTTGTGCCCGGCCCTGCAGTGCCCACTGGACCCGATCGTACTTTTTCTGATTGCCGTGTGTTAGGGGTTTAATTTCAAACCAGCGGTTATACTGCGCCATGTACTCCCGCATGTACGGCTCCACCGCGTTCATTAGCGCGCCACGCTCGATACCGATAATGGGTATCTGGTGATCCTTGGCGGCCTTGACAATGCGGAAGGCAGTCTCCCTGACTCCCCACTGGCCGTGCTGGATGTCGACAACATACCAATGCCCGTGCAGATTGACCTTCACAATCGCTATAGCCGTACTATCTAACTTCCGCTTCTCGTTTTTGCGATCGGGGTCGGAAGCAAAGCCTGCTAGATCGACTGCTAAGAAGGTATCGTACGTGGCGTCCGGTATCATGTTGACTATGTTAAAGTCGTCTTGATTGAAAATTTGCCCGCTAGACGCGACGAATTTGGCAGCAATTTCCTGCTCGTACAGATCCTCCGAGCCGTTCGTATACTCGCGGATCATGCCCTTTAATTCGTCGGGGTCTATGAGAGAATTATCCTCAGAGGAGTAGTTAAACACAGCCCACGGACTTTCGTCGCCTACGTCCTCGATATCTGCAAGCGCACGCTCGATAAGCTCGTAGAAGTGATTACGACCTTTCGGAGTACCGATAAATAGGGCCGACCCCTTAACATCTATGAGTGCAGGGCGGATAATCTCCGGCCACACTCGGGGCGGCATATCAGCGTACTCGTCGAGTACGGCGTAGCGAAGTTTCATGCCCCGAGCAGCGTCAGGATCGTCCATACCCAATAGTCGGATACGACAACCGCCAAGCTCCTGCGGCAGCTCGATCATAGACGTCTTTTCAAGAATGCGGAGTTTTAGCCCCGTCGCTTCCTCAATCTCGTAGGAAAACTGCAAGAAATACGGCCACGCATTACGACGGGCCTGCTCGCGGTCGATGCCCACATAAATGACTTCCGAAGAAGAGTTAAGCTCTACTCCGGCTGCATTAACTTGGGCAAGCGCCTCCTCGAAGCAGCGTATAACGGAAAACACAGTTTTTCCAAACCGTCGTCCTGCTGCCACGATTTTAAAACGGGCAGGATGCTTATGGATTTCCGTCTGCGCCGGGTGCAGATTAAACTGAACTGTTGCCACTGCACCCTCCGCTAGTGGTTATGCTGCTTGCGTAGTCCCAATATCAGTACGATACTCGTGAGGGATCGCAATCATGAGTTCCGCGGCTGTGTTCCTCCCCTAGTCTGATACGGGAGCGTGCGATCTCCTGTATAGATCCGAGAGACGATACTTTAACATCATCGTCAATAGGCGTGCAGGGAGGCACCGCCTTGCTGTTTTCGGCGTCAGTTGATTGATTGGCGCTATTAGCAGACATTACTTAGTGCCTTCTTTCGAGCCTTTCTTGTCACCGCCGGTTGTGTTGCCCGGTACGCCGTCTTTTGTCAGAGCTTCCCAACCTTTGTTGTGCAGGGAACGAGTTCCCTCGCCGCCCTGATCTTCGTCGGTTGTCTGACGTGCTTTAATGTCACTCATTGTTTTATTCCTCTATAACCTCTGCCGTAGAGTCCACTATAGCTTGGACGGGGACTGTGGCATTGGGATTGGTCTGGATGATAATTTGTAATCGTTTGTCTGTCTTCTCTGCTTCTTCTGCCTCTTTAATAGGCATAGCAGGCATAACTCTGTCTAACAGGAGCTTCATCGCTGACAGGGAGTCTTTATCTTCCCCCTCCAACGCGATCCCGAGAACGCGATCGATGCCCGAAAGCAGTTTTTCGGCTTGCGCCGGATTTGCGACATAATCGCGGAGTGCTGCTTCGAGCATCAAACGCTCGTGGGTGATGTAATTCTTCAGCCCTTTAGCTTTCCCTGCGGGATTGCCAGATTGCCCCGGAACAAATCGCCCCTTCTCGTCGCGTTGGACTAGCGACTTCCCCCCGTTAAACTCGGTCATTTTTTACAGTTCGTCAAATACGTTAGCTTTTGGTTTTAAAACAACGCCTTTCATTAGGGGATTGCCAGCCAATTGCGTAGACGCATCTGAGCCTTCGACGTTAAAAGTTGTTATAGTTACCGTGTTAGCGGCAGACACGTATCCCTGAATTAGTTGCGGACCTAGATCAGCTGCAACGCCAACAAGGACTATATCGCCTACTTCAGCGCCTGCTACAGAAATGTCACACTGTCCCGCTACTTGCGCGGCAAGAGAGTCGTCATCTATGTTAGCTTGAAACGGAATTATATCAAAAAGACCTTGAAATTGTTTCGGACCTTTTACGCCGGCACTGTTATTAGTGTCGGTTATTGCTGTAATGTTTGTAGCCATTGTGGTTTACCTTTGCTTGAGTTTTAGTTTTATGCTAGTTTTCGTCTCCAGACATCTCGCCGTCTGTGCGGCCGTCTGGTTCCTCATCTACGGTACCCGGAGCTGGATCGTTAGCCACGGGTTGTAAGTTGAGTTCTTTTGCCGCGCTAAAGTAAGCACGTACGACATCGTCTACATAAAGCAGCCCGTCAGCGGTTACTCGGCGCGTGGCCGTGCGGCCATTTTCGCTAATTTGTAATACAATCTTCATGTATATCTCCCTAACTCTGTTATCTGCGTCCTAAAAGGGGGCAAGCAAGGAATCGTCGGAATCTACTGACTTGCTTTTTAGGCTCAGCGCCACCAGACGTCTCGGCCGTAACGGTCCAAGAAAATTCGTCTGTCACTTGGTTGCCGTCTAAGTCAGTACACGTCATTGTGCAAGTAAACGGGCTGCTTGCGCTCTGGCCGTCAGCAATAGTGCCACTAACCAAACCGTCTGTTGATACAATTACTCCGCTCGGTTGTCCAGACAAACTAAAAGATAACTCGTCTTGTACATCTGATGCAAAGAAATACTCCGAAAAATTGAACGAAAACGCTTGTCCCGCTGTAAACTCAGTATCTACTGGGTTAGCACGGGCAGCTACAGCCGAGGCCCCCGGATCGTCGCGCAAAGCTATGTTAATAGAGTCGTTAGATGTATTGCCAGAGTTTTCCACTTCTAGCCACACGTTCGAGCTCGACAAAGACCCTTGGTCTACGTCAAACGTAATCTTCGTAGTCGACTGCGTCCGAATTGTCTGTGTAACCGATACAGACGGCGTAGTCGTCAGCGGGTCAGTATCGTGGATTTTGACTGCATTGCCGGAACTGGAAAAGTTTGTGCCATCAATCTCGACGCGCAATTCGTTGTCGTAAATTATTTCTAAGTTTGCCGGGCCTACAAAGTCAATTGAAACTGCGTTAGCTACTTCTGAAACCGCGCAAGCAACCATAGCATAAGCTGCTGCAGAAGCAGTCCAGCCTACCGTAAAATCAGAGCTGCCCGCTGTCGTTTGTCGTTGTGATATACCCACGCGCGCACCAAAATCTTCGCTAAACACGTCAGTAGTGCTGGCTACGGCGGTGTAATCAGAAACGGAGGATTTACTGCCCAGTAACCCCGTAAAGGCCATGCAAGTACGGCCCCCGTATGTCAGGGAAATCTGCGGGTTTGTAGCACTCGTAGACGTGATAGCAGAGCTATCTACAACCTCTAAGTCAGCGGCTCCGTTTAAAGTAATACAAGTGCATTGTACTTTGCGCGAGTTTGCAGTAGTAAAGTCTACTGATACGGTTTTAGTGCCCGTTGGAACACTGGCCCCTAAAAAATACATGTATACTGCGCCGCCGCTGGGCGTAGATACGCCGTTACCTTCGTATGCTACCAACGTCATGGCGGTTCCGCCATAACTGACGGTGGCTGTATCAATCAGATCAGCTTCGTCGCCGTTCAGGTTTAGAATGAGAATTACGCCCTCTGGCCCGCCGCCTCCTGAATGGGAAAACGTGTAAGGAGTCGTATTATCAGTCCGGTTAGACTCTGTTACTGCATCTACTGTAACCGTCATGATATTTGCCAGATAACAGCTTCCAGCGGCCCAAGGGTGTAACTTGCGGAAGTGTTTACCGTGGAACCGTTATTTTTAGTCCGGTCCCGTAAAATAAAACCTGCGTTTGCCAAAGTAAACGAACTAAGCCCGTTATTTGCGTCGTCTGGGTGTGCCTGATCTGGCCCCCAGTTAAAACCACTCCATACTGTCGGCTGGAGAAGCTGTAACTTAGACGTTACATTTGCGTTGCTGTAAGTAGCGGGATTGTAATGTTTTAGCGTATATCCCGACTCCAGAACGCCGTCCGTGACCAGTTGTGCAAAATCGGACGCGGTAATAAGGTCCTCGGGATCTCTTGCCGAATACCCGCTGGCTAAATGCGTCGGGGCGTACGTATTGTAGCCTGACGGAGCGTTTGCGGTATTAATAGCAACTAACCAGTTACCGACGCGGCGCATATATATCTGCCGACCGTTGTCGGTAAGATCCCCTGAACCACCCGTAGCCCATGTCCAAGAACCGACCGGGTGCCCGTGGGTGCCGTTTCCCCCGCCTGCCGGATTGTATGTGCCAATAGCGGCCGGCGTCGAATAATTACTGTTTAGGTCGATAAAATGTTCTTCCAGCATACACGGGCGCTGTGTTGAATCTGCGACACGGATGCACAAAAAACAATTAGGAACCATTAGCTGTAGCGCCCAATAAAATCGGGCATAGGATGCGTCAATTGCTCCTAACTCGTCCCACGAGTTATTGCCGTAAACGTCAATTTCCAGCATAGCCCCGCGAGGCTTGTCCTGCATCCAGCCGCCTTGGTTGTCTCGAATCGCGTTAGAGCACCAGCTAATGGCTCGCATACCACGAGCAATATTAGTATTTGAGCAGTCGTAAACAGACGCAGAGGTGTCGTATGTCTCGTGCGAGAATTTGGCGTTATTGTCAATAGACTCGTTATGGCCTATATCCCACATATTGTCGTATGCGCTAGGGTGCGGCAACCCGCTGCTGCGCTTAACCGTGTTAGATGAGCTAAAAGCGTTCCCGCAGCGCATCGAGTTAGTGCCGTTCTCGATGATCATGCGATCACTAATCTGGTCGAAATGATCTTTGACCGCAGCGGCGTGATTCCACGACTCTACCGTATATCGATCGAGGTTTACGCCGTCTCCGTCCCAATCAGGGTTTGAATGCCCCGAATCTTGCGTATTGAGGCTGTATTTCCAGCCTGCTTCTGGCAAATGATATTGCGTATCATGTGCAATTTTGGATAAATCTTTAATATAGAGATCAGATTTGCCGCCACTGGAAGTCTTGTACCCAATAACGTGGTATCCGATGAAGCCCGTGGTTCCCGTAGGCGGAAACAGCCAGATTGCGTGCGCATCGTTGGTTTCCCCATACGAAGAATCTTGACTAAGCGTTCCCGTAGTGGAGAAGCCCGGCTGCGTGTCAATGCGAATTTGTCTATTTTGCTGGGGGCTGCTTGTCTTATTTTCAAGAATTGAGTCAACGGTTCCAGAAGAAATCTCTTTTCTGAGGGAAGCGCCGGACTTGGGTGTATTGATATCGATACCATCGTACCAAAACACCATAAAATTTGCCATGTTACCGCCGCCAAGGTCGTGCCCTGAGCGATTGGTACCAGCCAGTGCATCAACGGCTACGTCAGACAAATAGCTGCGGAACGTGTCATTTGTGACGCGCATGTGCCACCCGGCCTGTTTAGACGGGTTTGTGGTCGATGCTTGGCTGTTCCCCTGCACTAAGTCGTTGTCGGTTCCGTCAATACTCAGCATTACCTCTTTACGAGTCAGCGGAGACGACGTGGGCATGGCGTAGTCCGTGTAGGGACTCCATTTTTCGGATCTCTTAACTCTAAAGCCCGGCACATTATTCATCGGAGCTTGGTGAAGAATAGTCAAACAGATCGGATTAATCTTATTAATGTGCTCCCATTCATCAACCCATCGGGGGCGGCTAGCAGGTCGCCATAAATCTCGTGGTTGAAACAAGATAGTATTGACGGTACGGGCAAACAAATAATGCTCATACGTGGGATCGTGTAGCCAATTAGCAGCAGAGGTTTGCACGCCGCCCGAAATGTTACGCGAATTGACAAATTCGGTAGTCGGGGAGGGCGGCAACTCGAATTTGGCGCTAACTTCGTTAAAGTTACCAGAGCCGTCCGTGCAACGTATTATAACGTTGAGCGGGGCAGCTGCTTCGTCTGCTGCACTTGGGGTCCCCGAGAAAACGCCGGTTTTTGAGTCAATGGTAAATCCGGTACCAATGGGCAAGCCAGATTTTATCGTATATGTGAGGGTATCCGAGACATCAGCGTCACTGAAGTTATCAGATACGTCCAAAGACACCGCCGCAAGGTCAGTGTTTGTCTGGTCAGCTATAGGCGTGGCTACGGTAGGACTTGCCACAATCAGGCCATGTGGGTAACGCTGATACGTCCGCTAGTTGCGACTCGTACATAAGCAACGTAGCCGGCATCTTCAGGAACCCTAAAATACTCCACTCCAGCAACAAACAGGTAATTAGAGGCAGCTGCCGTAACGGACACGTTGCCAAAATTAATATAACAATCTTCGTTACAAGCAATTCGGATAATTTCGCCCGGAACTGCGGCAACAGGAATAGCTACCCGGTCACTAGAGGCGTCGACATCGTCTGCAATGTTCGTTTTTGGCGTCAAAGTTTGGATTCGACCGCCATTTACGTCTACGGGAAGTTCCGCAGAAATAAAGTTGCTTACTGCCATTAGGTAACATCCTGTTTCGTAATTTTTGGTACGGGGAGCCGTACTACGGCCCCTTCGTTACTCCGAAGTTGAATTCGGTGGGTGTTCCCCTCCCAATCTTCTACCAAAATATAGCCAGAAGCCGCGTCTTTGGCTTCAATAGGGATATGCGCCAGTCCTGTCTCGTTTGGTTCGAGTTTGGTCGGCATGTATCTCTCCTGTTATTAAAGGGCATCGCCCCCACCAAAGCCAGCCGGAGGGAGGAAGCATCGTCCAGTAGGAGCGACGCCACATTGGGGAAGGCCCATTGCCCTTTATGTGATTAATTGGTTCCCACAGGAACCGCAGGTCATCATACGAACGGGTGCCCCGCTCGGAGCAGTCATAATGGTGTCGGACATCGTGCCCATCTCACCACAGCCGCTGCACTCTAAATGTGCGTATGGGTTATTTGCTTTTTCTTCTTGCCGCTTCTTACGCTGACGTTTTCTACGCTCGGCGTTAAATTCTTCCGGCGACAGATCGGCGGCGTCTTTTCGTTCGGGTGTTGGCGGACTCGCCTCAGAAGCCGCCGGAGGCGGCTCGCCGTTTAACGCTGCTACAGCAGCCGCTAACCTCGCTTGCTCTGTTCGAGCATGCTCGGCACGGGCAGATGCCTCTACAAGAGACATTTCTGCCTTAACTAGCTCATCCTGTGCTTCGTCAAAGGCTTTATTTAGAACTTCAAGAGCTTCCACCGACGCTGCCCCCCGCGCGTAGCGCCAATTCCGCCTCAAGATGCTTAGTTACAGCCAGATTAGCCTTTTGCATCTCGGCCATTTCTTCCGCAACCACTAATTGTCGCTCTGCAACCTTAGTTTGCGCTCTGAGGGCCTTAGCTTGCTGAAATAATGCGTCTGCAATGCGATTAAGCGCGTCTGCAATCTGCCCGTCCGCCATTATTCTGTCAATTTGCGGTGGACCGCATCAAATACCAGTGCGACAGCGCCGAATCCATATAAAGGCCGAAGCTCGTTTGCCGTAAACTCAAACGAATCGGTAGTTATTTTCTGTTTTCGCTCAAGCTGCTCCAGTCGGTCAGTTAATGACTGCACTCGTTCTTCAAGAGCTTTAACAGTAATAGCTCCGGCCGGCTTTTTAGCCTGTGGTTCGTCTGACATTCGGTTTCCCTCCGTAAAAATTTTGTCTTTTTTGCCTGCGTCTGAATTGACTAAGCACTCAACGCAGAATGAAAAAGCTAAATCAATTAAATCTTAATTAAGTCTAACTAAAGCAGGCTTACGCTATCTGCTTTACTTAGCACTCAGTTACACGGTAACACATGTTTTTAGTCTTGTCAAGGCCCTTAAATACCAACCCTTTGATAATTCGATCAATTTATTTTGTCAAAACCACGGCTACTGTATGAATATACAGTAGTTATGCGCAAGAATCGTTCCTAATAAGCAGAAGGCTTGTCCTGTAGCTGACCTGCACCGAGTGCAGGACTCGGACGCGCTAACGGGGGGGCTTACGAACTCGAAACGCCCAAAATTGGGTGTGTCCGGTATCTGTCTCTAGTCCTCGCCCCCCTTGGGGGGGTACCCCGGTTGTCCACAAGTTATCCACAGCTTGTTAACAGCTTGCTAACAAGTTAGCCACAGGCTATGCACAGCTTGTGCACACGCCTGTTAGTATCCTGTGGATAAGTGCGAACGCCCTCAGATCGTGTCTAACGCACGATCTCGACAGATCGATACCAACGCTAGGCCTCTCGCTTGCGCCCGCTACACGGGCTTACAAGCCGTCGGCGAAAACGCCAGCGCGCGGGGAGAGCGCGCGGGAAGCACCCGCCCATACGGTCGGCCGCACGTAGGCTACGCCAGCCGCAAGCCCGACCTGTACGTGACGTACGGTCGGTCGCCAGCCTTGTATATACGTAAGACAAGCGCATCCTGCGCTTGCCGTGAGTACGTCCCATAGAGACATAAATGCGTCGCATGGAGACATGCATTGGGGGTTGACATCCTGTGCGCCGCCATAGATAATGTGTCCAACATCAACGTACACACAAGGAACAACGACATGACGAACCAACTAGACAACGCAGAAGTAGGCGACGGCGCAACGTACACGATCTTCTCGGATAGCCAAGCCGGTACAATCATTAAGCGCACGCCGAAGTCAATCACATGGCAACGCGATAAAGCTGCGCTTCTCAATAGCCCGAAGTCGGGCGAAGAGGACGCTCTAGTATGTACGCCGGGCGGCTTCGCCGGCCATACGTCAGGCATCCAGCGTCATAGCTACGAACGCGACACGGAAGGCCGTGTGATCAAATTCACGCGCCGCGAGGTGCATAACAAGTACACTGGCGAGACGAAGGTTTACTGGGTGCAGTCGGGCCATCCTACGCGCTCGCCCGGTTGCAGCCTCACCGACGGCCGCCACGAGCACTACGACTTCAACTTCTAAGGAGCTGACATGAGCAACGACATGATAATGACGCGACAAGACCGGTTAGGCAACCCCCGACAGGTCGAGGTGATCCGTGACCCGTATGACGGGCAATGGGTCGCCGCAATCTACTCCCGCATGACCGCTAGGCCCCGGGAAGTGCTGGCGGTCGGGGCGGACTGGGAAAATCCAGAATGGGCCGCGAATGCGGCAATTGACGCCTTTAATCGTAGGCGTCCCAAATAGACATAAACACGTCGCATATGGGCATGGACAAACCCGAGGCGATCAGGCACAATAGCTACAACATCAACGAACACACAAGGAAACACCGACATGCCAATGATTTACCGAACAGACAAAGAAACAGTCGTACAGACTGGCACGATCAATGGTTGCGCATACACGGCGGTCGCTAAGTTTCGGGGAAACGAGGACGACGCTATGACACAAGCCAAGGCCGCGATACGCTCTGCGCTCTGCGACCACTTTGCGCTTTTCAGAGGCCCGAAGTCGGACGAAAAAGACGCGCTAGTAGTTATTCCGGGATCACCTTCGGTTTCGCTGCACTACCGGTACGACTACAACACACAAGGAGAATGACATGAGCAACGACATAAAAGAGCAGGTATGGTACATCAGGGCGGTGATCGAGGGCAGAGATGATGAAGTCGAGGAAATTACTGACAAGTGGTCGTTGCTAGAAGACGCGCTCGACATCGAGTACATAATCAGTTCCACGGGCGAGTATCTCGGCGCAAGAGTGCTGGTCACATGCGGCGGGCCGACGATTTGGGTAAACACCCGCACAAACACGATTGAGGGAACGTGGTGGAGTGACAGCTACGATCTCGCGTTCGAGGACCCATTCGGGATCGACGATTACTTGCGCGACTTACACGCTTGCCTGTAACACACACGAGGAGACAACGACATGATAAAGCTAGTATACTACACGACCATGCATGGCCGTAAGGTAGCCTTAGTCAAGCCCGGGCGCAAGTGGGTGAGGGTGCTGATGATGGAGGATCGGCCACTCACGGTGCGCCGGGTGCCGATGAGCGAGACGAAATACTTCGGCGTGGTGCGAACTTCCGGCACTAT